GCTGGTGTCGGCGGTGCCATCACCGGACGGGGTGCTGACTTATTAATAATTGATGACCCACATTCTGAGCAAGATGCGATGTCCAAGACTTCTTTAGAATCTGCTTATGAGTGGTATACATCTGGACCACGACAAAGACTTCAGCCAGGCGGTAAAATTATTTTAGTTATGACTAGATGGTCTACAAAAGATTTAACAGGAATACTATTATCAAAACAAAAAGAACCTAAGTCTGATCAGTGGCACGTGGTCGAATTTCCAGCGATCATGGACCAAGGAACAAAGAAAGCTAAACCTGTATGGCCAGAGTATTGGAAGCTAGAAGAATTAGAGAAAGTAAAAGCAACCTTGCCTGTTGGCAAATGGAACGCGCAGTGGATGCAAGAACCTACAAGTGAGGAAGGTGCAATTATAAAACGTGAGTGGTGGAGACTTTACGATAAAGAAAATATACCTCCTCTACAACATGTCATACAATCCTATGATACAGCGTTCATGAAAAAAGAAACTGCGGATTATTCTGCTATTACTACATGGGGTGTTTTTTATCCAACTGAAGATTCTGGTGCTAATCTTATACTATTAGATTCTATTAAAGGAAGATACGAGTTTCCAGAACTTAGACGATTAGCTTTACAACAGTATAAATACTGGCAACCTGAGTCTGTAATTATAGAAGCCAAGGCATCTGGATTACCTCTAACGTATGAATTGAGACAGATGGATATACCAGTTATTAACTTTACACCATCAAGAGGAAATGATAAGCATACAAGAGTTAACGCTTGTGCACCTCTTTTTGAGTCTGGAATGGTTTGGGCCCCGGATCAAAAATTTGCTGAAGAGGTTATTGAGGAATGTGCAGCATTCCCACACGGTGATCATGACGATCTTGTGGATTCAACAACACAAGCTATTATGCGTTTCAGGCAAGGCGGATTAATCCAACACCCTGAAGATTACATAGATCAACCACAAAAGCCCAGAAACAAAGTTTACTACTAATGAATATATTTAAACTTATAAAATTATTTCAAAAAGCAAACGGTAGATCACCATCTCCAAATGAATTGGCTAAATTAAAACAACAAGCTGAGATAATGTCAGCACAGGAAAATGTTATACCATTTCCAGGAGGCGGAAAAGATAAAATTAATCCTTTTGATGATTTTAAAGCATCAGAAGATGCGTTTGAAGAGTCCCTAAATCCGAAAAGAATTAAAGGTGGTATTTCTACAAAAATAAAATTAAATAGTTTTAGAGAAAATGAACAGTATGCAAAAGATCTTATTGGTGGAAAAAGTGCAGAGTTTAATACTTTAAAATCAGAAGATAGAAAAGAAGTTTTAGATTTGTTAGAAGCACAAATTAAAAAAGACACCAACCCTATTGGTCCTCCAATTGATCCTGATGATATGCCTTTTGCAGACGGTGGTAGAATAGGTTTTGCAGCAGGGGGTATTGACAAAGTAAGAAGATTAATTTTAAAATTAATGGGTTCCGGGGGAGCAGCAGCAGTTGCAGGCAAAGCAGGAATTTTAGGATTAAAAGGTAAAAAAACAGCTAAAGCTGTTGAGGATATTCAAATTACTATGGGAAATGATTTTGATGGTGAATATATAGATGAGATCAGGGAAGGAACTACAACCGCGTTTCAGTATTTAGAACCATTAACTCCAAAAGGAAAAAAAATATTAGACAATTTAGTTAAAGAAAAAAAAATTGGTAAAGACTTTGATATACCTGACGCTGAAGATGCCGCTATAATAGTAGATGATCTTGTAAACAAAAAAAATATAAAATTACAAATTGGTGATGATCTACCTAATTACAAAACAGGTAAACAAAAAGTATTTACCTCTGATACAGCAGACCAAATTATAAAACAAGGTGAAGATAGCAGTTTGATATTGGATCCTACATATGCTCCCAAAGTTTATCATAACGAATATCAGCAAGAAATTGTAGAAATGATTGCTCCTAAAATAGTTAGAGATAGAAATATTAAAAAAGTAAAAGATAGTGTAGATCAACGACTTGAAAAAATGTACGATGCAAGAAATAGAAAACAATCCGGTGGCTTAGCTGGATTACTAGGCGAAGAACCAAGATCCGAGTACGGTGCTGGCGGAGGCACAGGAGCACCACCTATAACTTATGATGACAATGTAGATAACATTGGACCAGGATCTTCTAATAGAGGAAAACTACCAAGACTAAATGTTATGCCAGAAGATTATTATTCTGAAGGCACAGGAACTGGAGTCATGATTGATCCAAGAGGATTTAAAGACGGTAAACTACAGATACCTACACAAGGTTTAGCAAACGGCGGTAGAATAGGTTTTAAAGATGGCGGTATGGATCGAAGAGGTTTTCTAAAACTTATGGGCGGTCTAGCATCAATACCTGTTCTTGGTAAATTTTTTAAAGCTGCTAAAGTTGCTAAGGTTGCTAAAATTGTACCACTAAAAGGAACAACTACAACTATGCCTGCATGGTTCCCGGACCTTGTAGATAAATTTGTAGCTAAAGGTATTGGTAAAAAAATAGATGCAGATATGATAGAATACAAAACTAAAGATTTACCAGGTATTACAATGACAAAACATGATGATGGTAGAATTATTGTTGAAGGTCAAAATGAATATAGTAGAGCTTATGGAATTGAATATGAACCACCAGGAGTTGAGCTTCTAGATGAAACCACAGGAAAGTCTGTTAGGACTAAAGGAGACTTTAGAGCAACAGATCTTGTCCCTGAAGCTGGCGGTCGCCCCGACGACGTACCTGATTTTTTTCCAGAACAACTAGATAGCGTAGATGATATCTTAGGTAGTGATGCAAGAACTATGGAAGAATTTGCAACAGGTTCAGAAATTAAAAATCCAAAAAGAGGTGAACAAGTCGTTGGTCAAGCCGAAGTTAGAGCAGAGAGTGCAGCTGATGACGCTGCAGAAAAAATAGCGGAAGAAGCAGATGAATTTGCATCAGGCGGAATAGCTGGAATGCTAGGCTTTCAGGATGGCGGTCGTATTGGGTTTGATAATGGTAACATAGTTAGAAATTTAACTAAAGCTGGAAAATTTACAGGATATGGTTTAGCAGGTGAAGCAGCTTTTGCTGCACCATTTGCATTGGCAGAGTATGCAGCTGGAGAAAGCGGTGATAGAATATTAGGTGAAGCAACATTTGGTTTGTTTGGAGAAACTGAACAAGAAGAGATAAGAAAAGCTACAGGTGATTTAGGCTATGCAACTCAAATAATAGATGATTTAAAATCTAGGTTGCCAATGCTTAAAAAACAACTTGAATCTTTTAATGATAAAAATGATCCAACTGGTGCGCAAAGAAATAAATTTGCTAAGATATATAATAAACTTGGAGATCAATTTAAACAAGAGGTTAATAAATTTAGAGATGACGAAGGTCAATTTAATAAAAATTTATATAATCAAGCCTTGAATAATTATACTGCAGGATTAAATCAAATAGGTAAATTTAAAGATCAATTAGCTAAAGAAAGACCTGACGAACGTACAGGATTAGAATCGTACGATGTTGCTTTAGCAGGCGGCGGTTTATCCAGATTGTTAGGAGAATAATATGTTTGGAGTAGCATTTAAATTTGGCATACCAATTATGAAAGGCGCAACTAAAAAAGTTCAAAAAGCTTTTAAAAAAGAATACGGAGAATTACGTGCAGCAGGAATGAGTACACATTCTGCACATATAGCAGCACAAAAAGAAGTTTTAAAAAGACCTAAGAAAAACAGTGGAGGAATGATTGGTAAAAAATTTGGTCCTCCACCTAAGTCAGGGCCTATGCCACAGGGCTTGGCTTCTGTTAAAAAAAGTGGTAGACAATACTAGGAGTATAAATGGCAGATATAGATAAAGGGCTCCCGAACACAAGAACACAAGTAGAGCTTCCGGGCGCGGAAGAAACTGAAGTTCAAATTTCGGAAGAGCAAAAAGAAAAACAACCCGTAGAAGTAATTCCAGATGAAGATGGTGGAGCAACCGTTGACTTTGATCCGTCAGCCGTAAACCAACCTTCAACAGAATCTCACTTTGACAACTTAGCAGATATTTTACCAGACGATGTTTTAGACCCTGTCGGTAGCACCCTTAAAAATAATTACATGGACTACAAGATGTCCAGAAAAGAATGGGAAAAAACATATACTGAAGGATTAGATTTATTAGGATTTAAATACGAAAACAGAAACGAACCTTTTCAAGGATCATCTGGTGCAACACACCCAGTGTTAGCAGAAGCAGTTACACAATTTCAAGCAACAGCATTTAAAGAATTATTACCAAGTGACGGACCTGTTAGAGCACAGATTATGGGTAATGCAGATCAAGTAAAAGAACAACAAGCACAAAGAGTAAAAGATTTTATGAATTATCAGATCATGGATCAAATGTCTGAGTATGAATCAGAGTTTGATTCTATGTTATTTCATTTACCATTATCAGGTTCTACATTTAAAAAAGTTTACTACGATGATTTATTAGGTAGAGCTGTTTCTAAGTTTGTACCTGCAGATGATTTAATTGTTCCTTACACAGCAAACAGTTTAGATGATGCAGAAGCAATTATTCATGTTCTTAAAATTTCTGAAAACGATTTACGTAAACAACAAGTAGGTGGTTTTTATTCTGATGTAGAGTTAGGTACACCGGGAGAAACAATGAAAGATGAGATTACAAGTAAAGAAAAAGAATTAGAAGGCGTGTCTAAATCTGGAAAACAACAACCAATTTACACATTATTAGAATGTCATGTTGATTTAGATTTAGAAGGCTTTGAAGATATTGGTCCAGACGGCGAGCCGACTGGTATCAAATTACCTTACATCGTTACAATCGATGAAGGTAGTACTAAGGTTCTTTCGATAAGAAGGAACTATGCGCCCAATGATCCAAAAAGACAAAGAGTCCATTATTTTGTCCACTTTAAATTTCTGCCAGGACTAGGATTCTATGGCTTTGGATTAATACACATGATTGGCGGATTGAGTAGAACGGCAACGGCTGCTCTCCGTCAATTATTAGATGCAGGAACATTATCTAACTTACCAGCAGGATTTAAACAAAGAGGTGTAAGAGTTAGAGATGAAGCATCACCAATACAACCCGGTGAGTTTAAAGATGTAGATGCACCAGGAGGAAATTTAAGAGATGCTTTTTATCCACTACCTTACAAAGAACCATCACAAACATTATTAGCATTAATGGGTATTGTAGTTCAAGCAGGTCAAAGATTTGCAGCAATATCAGAATTACAAACAGGTGAAGGTAATCAGCAAGCAGCAGTAGGTACAACTATGGCTCTTCTTGAAAGAGGATCTAAAGTTATGTCAGCAATACACAAAAGAATGTATTCTGCTATGAAAAAAGAATTTAAATTATTAGGTAAAGTTATTGCAACTTATCTTCCACCAGAATATCCGTATGATGTTGTTGGCGGAGAAAGAACAATTAAGCAAACAGACTTTGATGATAGAGTAGATATATTACCTGTTGCAGATCCAAACATATTTTCTATGTCACAGAGAATTACTTTGGCACAAACAGAATTACAATTAGCTACATCTAATCCGCAGATACATAATATGTATGCTATCTATAGAAAAATGTATGAAGCAATTGGTGTGAAAGATATAGATAAAGTTTTACCACCACCTGCACCACAAGCACCAAAAGATCCAAGCTTAGAGCACATTGATGCACTAACAGGTAAACCTTTTCAAGCTTTTGGAGGTCAGGACCACCAAGCACATATAACTTCACATTTAAATTTTATGTCAACTAACATGGTTAGAAACAATCCTCCTATCATGGGAGCAATACAAAAGAATATTTTAGAACACATAAGTTTAATGTCACAAGAACAAGTTCAATTAGAGTTCAGAGAACAAATTAAAGAAATGCAAATGATGCAACAACAAGCACAAGCAAACCCACAGGTACAAGCACAGATGCAACAAATGCAAATTCAAATAGAAGCAAGAAAAGCAGTGTTGATTGCAGAGATGACAGAAGATTTTATGAAGGAAGAAAAGAAAATTACGTCTCAATTTGATTCAGATCCTCTATTAAAACTAAAATCAAGAGAAGTTGACCTTAGAGCAATGGAAAATCAACGTAAAAAAGACGCTGATGAAGCAAAAACAGAGTTAGATAGAGCAAAATTAGTACAAGCTAAAGATTTAACGGAAGATAAGTTAGAACAAAACGAAGATTTAGCAAATTTACGTGCAGATACGTCAATTGAAAAACAAATGCTGTCAAATAGCTTTAAAAATACACAAAAATAAGATAACAATACAACTAGGAGATAAAAATATGATGAACTATAAAAAATCTAAACCAGTTAAGATAGAAGAAGGTAAAGT